TGGGCGCGGGTGGATTCGAACCACCGAAGCTGAAAAGCAGCAGATTTACAGTCTGTCCCCATTGGCCACTCGGGAACACGCCCATATCCTATTTGCAGTCATCGCTGACTGCCTGTATATTTTATCATCTGAAGTGGCATTTGTCAACTACTTTTTCCACGGATTTTCTCTTTTTCTGTCGTTCTCTATTTTCCTGCGTTTTACCGCAATAAAAGCACTTCCTATAACAGCAAAAGACCCCAAAACGTTTTCCGTTTTGAGGTCTTTTTGGAGCTGGTGACAGGAGTTGAACCTGCAACCCACTGATTACAAATCAATAATATTTTTCGTATTTATGCTATTTTTGCAGTAAATGTCAGTTTGTTGTTTGCTTATGACGTATTCTAAAAGCGATAAATCGTCCGCCTTATCTTACAACAAATGTTGCAAAAATTCAACGCATGTATGCGGAGCGTTCTTTTGTAACGGCTTCGCACAGTCCAGAAACAAGGTCTTCCGCCATGCTCCACATGTGATGCAGCTCTACGCCAGCCGCAGAATCCTCGCTGTCAACGCCGGTAAGGATTTTCTGCGCAATGCGGCGGTTTGCGTCAGCGTGCTCCATTTCTTCCCCAGAAAGCTTATACCACTCAGAAGAAGCGTAGGGGCAGACAGTTTTATAGTCCATTGCCATGCTTGCGTAGTTCATCGCATCGCTGTATTCTTCGGCCATTTGCTTTGCAGCATGAACAAGTGTGTCCTTATACCCTGCAAACTTTGCTTCGTCCATCATAGCTAGATCCTCCCTCTTACAGTTTTTCCACGGCCACAGCCATATTGTTCACCACGGCAGCAGTACCGGTCAGCAGGAAGCTCAGGATAGAGCTTTCGCATCCGCACGCATTGCGCACCAGGAAAGTCAATGCCAGATTGGTCGGTGCAGCCGCAGCGGCCACAACCTGAGAAGCGGTAGCGCCGATGACAGCCACGCCGTCCTTCTGGCCGGTCAGGGTCACAGTGCCCGCAGCCGTGGGGGCCAGTGTAGCGGACACGGTCACATGGTAGTAGCCCTGACCCAGCAGGGTGATGGTGTTGCCGTCCTGCCGAATGTTGCATCCAAACCTCCGGGAAGTGGTGCCGACAGGGATAACATCGTTTACCGCCACGGTCTGAGCCGAGGTGTTGGCGGTATAAATCGCAGATTTAGACATAAAAAATCTCCTTCCTTATATAAAAGGCGGAGCAGCCTTTGCCGCCCCGCCAATCCTCGCCTAAAGGGCGTATGTGTTAGATGTTGCCGCAGCCGTTATTGCAGCCGCAGAAAGGGCTCGGGCCCGCATTGTAGGAGTAGCCGTTGGGGTACTTCACAACGCCGTACATCTGGGAGGCCAGCTCCAGCTGGCTGATCCGCTGATTCTGGGCCGCGATGGTCTGCTCATACTGCTGCTTCTGGAGCTCGGCAAACTTTGCGTCAATGTTGGAGTTGATCGCGCAGGTCTGCTTGTCCATCTGGGCTGCCAGGTTGGCAGTCGCCAGCCGGTTGTCGCAGCAGCACTGAGCAAGCTGTGCCTGGATGCCGTTGCCGGTCTGCAGGATGGTGGTGTTGGTGCCTGCCTGAGCCAGAGCAACTTCTTTGCCCAGCTGGCCGATGCTTCCCTGCATCTCATAGCCGAGATTACAGATACCGTTGCCGACGTTGGTCAGCCTGTCATTCAGCTGGCCGAACTGCTGGCCATAGAGGATCTCCTGCTGGCTTGCTGCAGTGGCATACTGGCCGTACTCGCCGGTGCGGTTGCCCCACATGCCGTTACCGCCCATAAAGACGAACAGGAAGAGGATGATGATCCACCACGCGCCGCCCTGGCCCCAGCCGTCGTTATCGTTGCCACGGGTCACGGCAGCGATATCGCTCAAAGACATGTTATCCATAGTTGATTTCCTTTCTTGCGAATAGTGAAATTATTTCAAATCGTGGCCACGATTTTTCGATTACTTGATGAAAGGCATGATCTGCTTTGCCATCGCTTCCAGCTGGTGGTACTGCTCATCTGACATCTTACCGGACCTGCGCAGCTCTTCCACCTGCTTTTGGGGATCTCCCTGGAAAGCGGAGCGGAACTGCTGAAACTGCCGGAGAAGCTGCATCACATTGCCCATCGGGCCGGGCATCGCCGGACTTCCTGAGCCGCCCAGGAACTGCATCAAAGGATTTGCCATACCTTAACCCTCCTTTGCCCGTGCGGGCCTTGCGGGAGCCGCCGGGGCCGTCTGATACTGCGCCATCACGCGCTCCACCTCGGCCTTTACGGCAGCCTGTATCTTCTGATCCGCCTGCGCAGAGGTTAGATACTGCGCCTCTGCCGGTGTCTGCATCGCCGCCGGGTCGATCTTTGTCAGGCGGTAGTACTCGCCGGACGCATAGCCCATCGTGTCTGCCTTTTTGACAGCCATGACAGGCTCGTTTTGCACCATGATCCAGCGCGTTTCTCCGGGCTGTACCATGACTTTGTCCACATCCGCGATTGTCGGCACCATCGTAAAGGGGCTTTGTCCCCCGCTCTGTGGAGTGGCCTGCTGGGCCATTTGCTGCTGATACTGGCCTTGCCCAAAGCCAATCGGTGGCATCCCGCTGTAAGGGTTCGATTGCCAGCCGCCAAAAGGATATGCCATAAAGCTTCCCCGTCCTTTCTTGATCTTGTAGCACCAGTGTACCTTTTTAAACCGCCGAGAGAGTCAACGAACGTACAACGAAGGACAAAAAGAAAAGCGCCCACACGGCACAGGACTGTGTAGGCGCTCAATCATTTGCACTCAATGAGTATAATATTTTCAAAAAGTGCTTGACATTTACACTCATTGGGTGTATAATAAAGACAGTGAAAGACACAAACACATAATAACATGGAGGTACAAAATTATGAGAAACGCTATTGAAATCGCCGCTGACATCCGCAAGTCCTACGTCTGGGATTACGAGCTGTGCACCGAGCTGTGCAAGGCAGCTGACATGGAAGAAGAGTGGGAAGCTGCATCCGCTGGCGATTACGACTGGAACGACTCGAATCGCGGCCCCTCGTTTGAAGAAGTCGTTGAAGCCGCCGCCGAAAAACTGGGCGTTGAGATCTACTAAATAAAAAATCCCCCGCCCGATGCTTGCCACACCGAACGGGGGATTTTGTGAAAGACACCTCACACGGAGGTGTGCAACTATCCTATCACACGAAAGAAAGGAAGTCAATCATGTATACCAAAGCAGAGCTTTTTTCAATGGCCGCAGAGCAGCCGAAGGAAATCTTTGTCAACAACATCACTCTGAGCGTACCAGACGATGCTGACAGCTGCCTTGATCTGGATGCTGAGAAGGAAAAGCTGTCTTCCATCTGGGATCTGGCGCACTTGTCTATGCGGGAGCTGGTCTCACGCACTGGCCTGTCTCAGACCGCTTTTGCAAAGCGGACGGGTATCCCGCTTCGCACGGTGCAGAACTGGTGTGCCGGAAGCCGGGACTGCCCGGCATACGTCAGCTTTTTGCTGGCGGAACATTATAATCTGCTATAACCTTTGGCTATATATGACTGAGCTGCACCATTTGGAGGTATGAAGATGTCTATAGACGTAATTCAAAACATTGAAAAAGGCGTTTTGCCAAATACCGCTACTACGCAATTATTCTTGATGGATGTCGAGAAATTTTTGGATGCTTTACCAATGCAACCAATTTTTGATCTGGTTGTTACATCACCGCCATACAACATTGGCAAGGAATATGAGAACCAGGTGCCGCTTTCTGATTATTATGATTGGCAGAAAAGAATCATTGAAAAGATATATCCTCGGCTCAAAGATAACGGAAGCATCTGCTGGCAAGTGGGAAACTATGTTAAGAACGGCAGTATCACGCCACTCGATATTGAGCTTGCCCCTATTTTTAAAGAGTTGAATTTGCATTTGCGCAACCGAATCATCTGGCATTTTGGGCATGGACTTCATAACAAAAACAGATTTAGTGGACGTTACGAAGTGATTATGTGGTACACAAAAAGTGACACCTACACCTTCAATTTGGATGATGTGCGAGTCCCTGCAAAGTATCCCGGAAAACGCAGTTATCGTGGAGAAAACAAAGGGAAACTGTCTGGAAACCCAAAGGGCAAGAATCCGGAAGATGTATGGGAAATTCCAAATGTGAAAGGTAATCATATTGAAAAGACTAATCACCCATGTCAATTTCCTGTAGGGCTAATTGAGCGGCTAGTTTTAGCCCTGACCAATGAGAATGATCTTGTTTTTGATCCATTTTCTGGTGTTGCATCATCTGGTGTTGCAGCACTTCTTCATAAGAGAATTTTCTGGGGATGCGAGCTAGTAGAGGAGTATGCTAACAAAGGCAAGGAACGGTTAGATCAAACTGCTACTGGAAGTATTAAATATCGTCCCTATAACAAGCCTATTTACGATCCCAAGACAAGTGCATTGTCAGAAATCCCAGACGAATGGAGAAAAGCAAACAGTGAGAACGCAAATATATGAGCGCTGAGCGTTATAATATGATAACCTTAACCAGATAAGATCCGTGGGCTGTGGTATAATAAGGGAGAGAAAACCCTTAAAGAAAGGAAAATTTGTCATGGAAGCTTATATGGTTAGTTTTTGGGGTTGTGAGTGCAGCCCCGCAGCAGACCCTAACACCGCCAACAATGGCGGCGGGTATTCCCAGCCGTCTGGCGGGATCTTAGTTAGTCTTGAAAACGGTGACTTTTTGACAGTCACCGTGGACAATTTGAGTTGCGGTGATTTTGGATCCCGCGTGTTTTGGGATGTCACCAGCATCGACGGTCGTAGCTGGGGCGGCTGCTATGGTAGCATGGACGATGCTGCCATTGACTGGGAATGGTCTGATAGCAGTCTTGATTCCATTTCCGGTGTGTATGGAATTGATGCACGGGCAATGCTGCACGATGCGGTTTTGGCTGTACACATTGCCGCATAAAGAAACCCCCGATGCTCCAAACGGAACACCGGGGGTTTGCTTTACTCAAAAACTTTTTCAATGCCTTTCAGCCGATAGCTTACCGCCGTCCGGCTGTAATGTGTCTGCGCTGCAATGTCCGGCAGCGGAAGCCGCTCAACATACCGCAGTAAGGCTATCTTACGGTCTACCCTCCCAAGCGGTGCGCTTTTGATAGCAGCGGTCATCTGCTGTCGGTCAAGTCCTTGCAGCGCAGCGGGCAGCACTACACGAGCCGCCGCCACAGGCAGCACCGAGCCAGAAAGGTTGCGGCAGCTGTCCAGCGTTGCGCACAATATTGCCAATGACGGCAAAATGGTCGATTTTGTTAAGGTCAACAAAATCGCAGACCATTTTCGTGATGTCACGAAATTGCTCTTGTGCGGCGTACATTTTGTTGGTGCCAACAAAATGCTCGTATGTAGTGCTTGCCATGATATCCTCCTTACTGCTTTTCAAGTGCCGCTTTCATGCGGTCAAAGAAAAACTGGATAATGGTGCCAATAGTCTCATCGGTAATGGCCCAGCTGATGAGCCTGCCGTACTTGCTGGTACTCAGGGCGGCCCGGAGCATCTTGACGACCCACGCCTTGCGTTCTGCGCCTCTCTTGGTGCCCTGAATCTCGTGCTCTGCCTGTTCGATCAGGTCAAGCACAGTGCCCTTGACAGCCGCACCATAGCCAAGCCGGATGCAGCCCAAGGCGTAGAACGCAAAGCCGCCCAGCATGAGCACGAGGGCCACAGGGGTGGGAATGACGCCCAGAATGTTATTGATTGTTGCCATGTATTACTCTCCTTTCTCTTTTTCGAGGTCTTCGATGCGGTGGTTTGCCACTTTGATCTGCTCTTCCAACACCGGCACGCGCTTGGCAAAGTTGTTGTGCTCCCGGACTTCGCGGGTTAGCTCTTCCAGCTTGGTTTCGGTCACAGCCTGCTGCTTGTCCAGTTTGGCATCCATGCTCTGGGCGGTGTGGTTGTTAGAGACGATCACGCCGATCAGGCTCAGACCACCGGTGATAATGGCTACGATGATTGCATCGCTCATGCGCCCTCCCGGAGACGGGTCAGGCCCTTCTTGCGGATGATACGGGGGTAGTTGAGTGTGGTCACGTTGAGGTCAACATTGCCGGAGATGCCAGGCACGCGGCCTTTGCTGGTGTGCTGGTGGGCATTGTACTTGAAATCCACCTTCGGGGTCTTGCCGGTGTAGTCGGCCAGCCATACGTCATAAGGGTGCAGAGCCGCACCGCCCACAAAGAGATGTGCCTTTGCAAAGCCGGTGTATGTGTAAAGCTGGGCATAGAAGCCCATCTGCTCCACCTCGTGCAGAGCATAGGCGGTCAGGTCGGTCAGGTCCTGCTTGTCCAGACTGACGAGCTTGTTGTCCTCCACATCCACAGCCACAGGCAGGGTAAGCTCCTTGCCGTAGACTGCTTGACGCAGCAGGGAGAGTTCTGCGTTGACCATGTCCTTGTTGGTGGCGTAGGTGTAGTAATATACGCCCACGTCCAGCCCAGCCGCTTTGGCGTTGCAGTAGTTGGTCTCAAATGTCGGGTCGACGTATAGCCCGTCCTTGCGTTTGCTCAGCTTGCTGTTGGTGGATACCGTCTTGAGCATGGCCCCCTTGTAACCTGCCGCTGCCACCTGTGCCCAGTCGATGGTGCCCTGATAACGGCTCACGTCAATGTACCGGTAAGGCGGCTCACCCGCCCACCCGGTCACGGTGTCCACAGTGGGCACGTCCGGTGCAGGAGCAGGCTCTTCCTTGTCGGCGCTGTCACCGGCAGCGTGGGAGAGGGCAGAAAAGATATCCCGCAGGAAGTCAAGCATCACTTTCCACCTCATAAAATCCATCCTCCGTCAGCTTTTTCATCACGGCATCCTTGTACCGGTCAGGCACGTTGTCAATGGTAAAAGCGCCGTCAAAGCGGTGCAGCTTGATTTGGGTTACATAGAACAAAACCATAACATCCTCCTTATTGCGCGGCCAGAAGGTCGAGCATAGCCGCTTCCAGAGCAGCAAGGCGCTCTTCTGCGGTGGGCAGCTGTGCCTTTTCCTCTGCTTCCTTGCGGGCCTTTTCCTGCGCAGCCAGCTCTTCGGCGGTGTACAGCACATACCGCTGCACTTCCACTTCTTCGTCGTAGGCATCCTGAGCCGGAACAGCTTTGACATCCACGACTTTCTTTACGTCTTTTCCCCCGTTTGGATATTCACGGATGGTCTCGTAGTGGCTGACTTCTTCCACGCCCGCCACAGCATCGTGGTGGACGGTCTGGGTCTCGGGCTTGAGGTATCCTTTCGTCAGGTCGGGGGCTTCGATGGGGTTGCCGTTACTGTCGATGATTTTCATGTGTGCTCCTTTCGGTTATGCTACTCTGCGCCATATGTACGAGGAGTAGTAGGGGTTGAGAATGTCCATAGGCTTGCCTTCACCAACAGATGACATGGAAAGTTTGTTTGCGCTTAATAAAGCGGCCCCATCTCTCACTCCACACGGCCCATACGGCCTGTTACCTACTTCATCGCTCCAGGCTTCAAACACGTGATAGTGTGCAGCTATCTCTGGAACTGTTTGCGTGTGCGTCGCGCTACCACCCGTACTCCCTGCCGGGTAGGTATCACTTGCACCCATGATAAATTTGCCCTCAATGCGCTCCCATGTGCCGCCGATAAAGCTTGCCGGGGATGTGGGGTCGTCGCTGACCCAGAATTTGATTCTGGCGAGGTCTTCTTCTCGCTGGGCGGCGAGAGCTTTCAATGCCCTCTGTGCGTTGTTGACCTGCATCATCAGGTAATTGTACCCGTGCTGGTCGTCCAGGCCGACTTCTGCGCCGGTCGGGGCGACGATCTGACCGGATGTCCAATTTTCCGGGAGATCAGCGGGAAGAGGAATGTTTTTCAGGATATCATCCGCCATAAATCAGTGTTCCCTCCTTGAAGATAATTGTGTGTTTGAACTTTGTTCTGGTCGTGGTTTCGATGCGAACATCGTCCTGTGTGAGGGCGGCTCCGAACGCATCTTGTGCGGAGATGGCAGAGACTTTTGTGATCTTTTCCGATGGCAGAAGTTCATACTGCAGCGTGACCGCAGCACCGGAAAGGCTCTTTGCGAGGTTCGGAGCGGTATAATCGCCGTTCAGCTGCACCATGTTGATGTGATCCGCAAGGTATGAGGCAAGGCTTGCCAGAAACAGCGGGGTCACAGATGCGGAAGCGGGCGCGGCGGCCGTCACCGGGACAAAATTATTTTGTCCCGGTGACGCAAAGGCATCCTTGCCCAAAAGCCATCTGCCCAGAAGATAGTGATACCGGCTTCCGCTTGCCAGCACGGTGTCCGCGCCCTCCAGAATAGAGAGATTCACGTCCACGTCTGTTTTTTCGGTGATTCCGAAATAGCAGTCCGATGCGTACAGCGTTTCTCCCGCATCGTTCAGGAGCTCATAGTGGTTGACGGTCGAATTACCTGCCTCCGGTTCAATGGACGCTTCCAGCTTCAGGTTCTCACCCGCGATCATCAGCATTTCAGAATCCACCTGCAGTGTCGCAGATGCAATGACGCTTTTCAGCGGCTTCACGGTCGCTGCGCGGTTGAGCCGTGCCGTCGTGGCAAGCTCTGCCGCCTTGTGGGCCACGTCCAGAAGAAGCGTCCGCGTCAGTGTCGGCGATGCAGCAGCCTTTGCGGTCGTCCATCCTCCGAGTTCGGCAAACGGCTTTTTCCCAAGGGCCCAGCCGCCCAGGCTATACTGATAGTTGTATTTCTGCACATCGACCTGCTCTGTGATCAGGATCCCGGTCTTGAGGTACGGCATACTGATAAAGACGATGTGAGCGGGTTTGATCTGGTTGATCAGGTGCGTCACCTCGTCGTAGTACGACTGGTTCTTTGCGCTCGTCGCAAGCCTCAGCTCGTAGAGCGGGTATGTGATGGAGCACGTCCATTCACCAGCGCCAATTAGTTCATCCAGCTTTTGATACAGAAAACCCAGTGTATAGGGCGGGCGGGTCGCAATGCGTGTCATTACACGCTGCCTGCGAAACTGCAAAGATTCCTTTTCCGGGACAGCCACGATGTGAAACACCTTTTCCCACTGTGCAACGGAATCCTCGTCCATGGTCTGGAAAAAGAAGTTGCTTTGAACCCCTTCCACGGAACCGGCCAGCAGGTCAAACTCCGCTTTTTCAGCAGTGCAGATCTGCTGATAGTCCTGCACTTCCCGGTAGATGGGCGGCAGCAGCGGAAGCAGGTCGTGCGAGAGATCAAGCTTCATGCAGCGTCACCGTCCCAACCACAGGGACCTGCTGCCGTTCGCCGGTCTCTGTCAGAATCAAATCGTCCGCTGCTCCGTTCAGCTGGACGTTTGTCACGTTTACCACGCCCTCTGCCGTGATGATGGCCGCAGATACGCGGGCCGTGTAGACGTTGGCGCTGTATTCAATGCTGGTTTTGCTGATATTGGTCGCCCAGCTTTTCCGTACATTGAGCAGATATGCCTCCAGCGCCTCCCGTACCGCGGTGCGAACTGTATCCAGCGAGTAGCTGGGCAGGAGCGTCACAGATGCGGTGACCGAAACTTCCAGCTTCTCCGGGGCCGTGATCGTTGCCTTTGCACCGATGGGCGCAAGACCAAGTCCCTGCCCGGAGTTCGGCACCGGGTCGATGGCGTTCTGAATGGTCTGCACAAGGTCGGTGGATGCAGGCAGCCAGTCCGCACCCAGAACGGAGCAGAGCACCGTGCCGCCGCCTCTCCATGTCGGGTATACCTGCACAGCGCCCACGCCGTCCAGCCTCTCGATTTCCTCCTTGTACTGCGCCACATTGCCGCCAAAGGAGCGGCTGTTCATCGCCGCCTCCATGCGGGCGCGGAATTCGTTATCGGTCTCGGTCTCGTCTCCGGGTGTCAGGATATCCGAGATCCGGGCAGAAGTCAGGCCCTGAATGGTGTCGATGGGTAGGATAGGGCCGGTGTAGTCGTTGCCGATGGTGCCGGGCGTTTCTGCCAGAAGGCGGTAGGTGTGCCCAGAACCCAGAGCGGACAGCGCAATAAAATTGATACTGTCTGCGCCGTTGATGGTAGAGAACCGGCTGCCCAGCGGGATATCAATATTGAACTCGCCTTTTCGCACCGCCGCCGTGGCCTGCTTGCGGGTAACGCTGGCGATGGGGGCCAGCAGATCCAGCGCTCTGCCGGTGGCTGTCTGAAAAAACGCCTGCCGCTGCACCATGTTCAGGGAAAGGAAGAACCCCTCAAAGACATAGGCGGCCGGAGAAAGTGCCGTCGGGATAGGGCTTGTGTCCCGCTTGTCGTAGTCGTCCGGGATCTGAGACAGCATATAGTCCAGAATGGCCCGGTACTGTGCGGTAGAAAAATCGATCATGCTGCGGTGTTCACCTCCGTGCTTGCCTGCATTTCGCCGTAGATCGTGGAGACAGTAAACGATGCCGTCAGGGCCTGTCCCTGCACCGTGTAAGAGAAGTCCTTCACGCCGGTCACCCGGTCGTCCACGGTCAGGGCCTCTTCCAGGCGGCGCTGCAATTCTGCCGCCACATAGCCCGGGTCTTGCCCCAGCAGCCCCTCCCACTCCATGCCGCTGTAAGAGCGGAAGATCTGCCAGCGATAACGTTCCACGTTCAGAATGATGGTCACGGCCTGTTTTACAGCCTCGTACCCATCGCATTCCCCGACGATGCGGCCAGATGTCTGGTCAATGAACCAGGTTCTGGACGGCTGAGAAACGTACTCCACGCCGCCGGAAAGGTTGATGGACGCGCCTGTGGGAAGCGTAGCCATTACGAATCACCTCCGTATACTCGGGAAAGAACAATGAACTTCTGGCCGCTCTGCACCCGGAGGAGCAGCACTTTGTCCCCGGCTTTCAGGGCCGGGTTCAGGATGATGTACTTTTTGTCCTTGCTCAAAGGAAGCGCAGCGCCGTTTTCCCAGCCCACAAAATTTTCTGCCTGCACTTTTGCATCAAATCCATCCGGCAGGGCTGACCACTCCGTGAAGTAGGGCGGAGCCGTGAACGCGTCCTCGCTGAGGCCGGACGGTGTTGCGTGCTTGTGCTGCAGGATCTTGATCTCGTGCCTGTGGCGCAGGATGGGAATTTTCTTTTCAATGACAGGCTCTGCCAGATAAAGCACAGCCTGCTTCAGCGGGGCCATTGCTTCACTGATCTGGATCTCCAGCTCATCATCATCCGGTGGGGCCTTTGTCACTGTTCCGATCTGCAGGTCTGTGGGCTGCCCAGCATCGTTGGTCTGCCGGTTGATCTCCTGCAATACTCCCAGTAAATCCACGCTTCTCCCTCCTTACAGTGCTTTTGCTTCCAGTTCCATGGTGTGCTCGTCATTTTTGAAGGTGTGTTCCACCTTTTCCAGCATGACATACTGTTTGAACGGTTCGCCGTCCAGATCGGACAGGTTCACCAGGATCAGCGCCCCGGCCCGCAGGCCAGGAACGCCCAGAGAAGAGAGCTTGAGCTGCTGCAATACACGATTGTAGTATTCCAGGCTCACTTTCGCCTGTTCCTTCACTTGGGCATCATTGGCGGCCTCATCCACGGTCTGGTACAGCTGCAAAAGGCCCCACTTCCCGATGTGCTCCGAATCCTTCATCACGAAAACATCCGCCTTTCCCGTCTCCTGATTGGGCCGGGCCAGCTTGATGCTGTTGTAGGTCTGGGTGTCGATGGAGGAATCAAAGGTATAATTCGTCATCAGGCTGTAATCACCGATGACGATATCTGTTTTCAGGTCGTTGGCCTCCTTGAGGGTCAGCCCGTCGCCGGAATCGTAAAACACATAGACCTTGCCGGTGTTGAGCAGGGTCTTTTGCACAGCAGTGTTGATGATGTCGATGCAGCTTTTGTCCTGCATAATGAGGGAGGGCAGCTTATAGCCGGTGTCGGCCAGCTCGCCCACGTCCAGCTCAAAGTCCTCCGCGATCTGCCGGATGATATCCCCGGCACTTTGGCCATAGAACGAATAGCTGGCGTTTGCCTTGAGATACCGGATGCGGTCATAGCAGACCACGTTCACCGGCCCCCAGCGGTCAAAGCCCCGGGTAAACACCCAACCGTAAAACTGAAGCTGACCATCCACGGAAAAGCGGATCACGTCTCCCTCTTCCAGCTTGGATTCCGGGGTGCGAAGATAGGTAAATGTCAGCTTGCCCGGCTGACCGGTGCGCTGAGTAGTCCATACCACTTGTGTAGGCCGCAGTTTCAAAGTGTTTCCGGTTGCTTTCTGTGCGGCTAAAAATTCGTATGTCACCCTTCCACCTCCTGCAGGCTGTTCTCCGGCATCCAACCCAGCACAGTGCCGCCGGTGTCTGCCACACAGACGGGGCAGGGCCGGGCGCGGTCGATGATGCGCCGCACTACAACGATCTGGCCATGGATGCTGGTCAGAACTTCCTCCCCGCTGCCAGTGCCGTAGACTTTTCCGGTGGCTTTCCGTCTGGCCCCAACAACGAGCTTGTCTGCGGGGGTGCTTCTAGTTGGGGTCAGAGAGAGCTTTACAGAGCCCGCGGCATCCACCGCAGTGTTTACCGCCGTGACTGCCGAAACAGCCCGTGCGGCCACGCTGGCCACATCAGAGACGATGCTGGCCGGGGAAAAGGTTCCGGTCTGGCCAGCGCCCTGCACAACAGCCCTCTGCGGGGAGTAATCCTTGTACTCGGTCAGGCTCAGGTCAAAATAGAAATCTCCCGTCTCCGCGCCGCGCTCCTCTGCTTTGAAGCTGGTAACAAGGCACCGAAAGCCCAGACTCGGCCCCAGGAACGGTACGCCGTTCTCATAGAACCGGACGGGCGTGTAGACGATGGGGGACTTTTTCTTCATGGCGGTGGTGAAGAACGCCATATACACCGCCGGGGGCAGATGAATGCCGGTCTGGCCCGGCAGCCGCCGACCGGGCAGCAGGCCCGAAATGGACACGGTGCGCAGGTTCGGCGTGCGGGGCTGCATGATGGGGCCAAGGCCCAGCACGTTATAAGTTCCGTTGTCAGCAGAAAGGGTCTCCGGCAGCTTTTCCGGGTTGATGGGCAGAGCGATCACCGTTGCGCCGCTGGAAAAATAAAGTTTGTACAGGGACATTTCTTTCTCCTTACTGCACGGTGACGGTGCTGCCTGCGTTCATCATATCCAACAGAAGGTCCCGCAGGTTGTCTGCCAGATTTCGGGCATCCTTTTCGGTGTTGCCGGTGTTCTGCCCCTGCACGGTGATCATGGGGGTCTGGCTTGTCAGGTTGACGTTATTGACGTACTTGCGCTCCGCCACATCCACCAGCATCTTGATCTGCTCGTCGGACAGGTCAACGGTTTTTGCGATCTTGCCGGTGTTCTTGTCGATGTTGCCCAGTAACTCATTGGCGCTTGTGGCTTGCGGAATTTCCAAATTTCCCGTGCCTGTGCTTCCAAACATGCTGGAAGCATTCAGATTTGAGCCCCACTTATAGCCGCTGGCATAAGCGGAATCGAGGTCTTTTGCTGTCCACGGTTTGACGACTTCCTTATAGTCGTTCGTCCAAACTTCCCACTTGCGGGCGTTTTGAAACTGTGAAATTGTGTTATCCGCACGGGTCACCCAATCAACATCAACGCCCGGAAGGAGGTTCACCACGCCTTGTGCGGCCTGAAGAATTCCCTTCAATGCGTTCATCACATTGATACACAGGTCATAGAACGCAATCTTAATCGTTGCAATCGGGTTGTTGAACACATTCGCCAGAAAGTTCGCGACTGCCGCAAATGCATTTTGCATCGGGAGCAGAACGGAGTTGAAAATAAACGCTCCAGCTTCTGCCAAGGAACCGGCGACTATTCCCGCCGCCGCCCTTGCGCTTCCGGCATATCGAACGAATGCGCTTGCAAGGCCCAAAATAGCAGGAGCAAGAAGTGCAGCAATTCCAAGCGGAACCGCAAATGCGGCAAGTGTTGCAATTTTACTTGCATTTGCCGCAATTGTAACAACGCCAAGTGCCGCTGCAAAAGCCAGCGCCGCCGGGGCGATGCTTTCCATGTTATTGGCCACCCAGTTGATGGCCGTCAGCAGCGGGTCAAGCGCCCGGACGGCTGTATTGCTTGCCACCGTCCAGACCTGCGCCCAGGTCATGGGGGTCTTTTCAAACTCCTCGTTCGTGTCCTTGGCCGCCGCAAACAGCGCGTTTTTCACAATGTCAGCAGTGATCTGTCCCTGAGAGCCCATCTCACGCAGCTCGCCCACGCTGACTTTCATATAGTCTGCAATGGACTTTGCGAGGGCAGGAGCTTGCTCCATCACGCTGTTCAGCTCGTCACCGCGCAGAACGCCAGATGCAAGCCCCTGTTCCAGCTGGAGGATCGCGGCCTGCGCAGACGAACCGGACGCGCCGGAAAGGGCCAGCTGCTTGTTCAGCTGCTCTGCAAACTGCACGATCTCTTTGGAATTGCTGAACGCATCACCGGCCATTGTGCCCAGCTGGGAGACCAGCCCCATCGTATCGGTGAAGCTGCCCCTGGAACGCTGGGCCGACTGGTAGATCATCGTTTCCAGCTCCTGCGTGGTCTGCAGGCCGTCGTTCATCCGGTCAAGCCGGGCACGCATGGAGACCAGACTGTCAGACAGGTCAACGGCCTTTTTCAGGCCCTGAATGCTGATATAGGACGCGGCCAGCCGGAGAACCGAAGATGTCAGGGAGTTGGTGACGCTTTGCGCCATATTTTCCTGCTCCTGCAGCCGCTTTGTAGCTGCTGCCGCCTCATCTTTAGCCGATGCCGCCACACTGGCAGCGTTTTCAGCTGCTTTCATGGATTGGGTCAAGGTCTGCTGCTGCGTTTCCAGCCCTCGGATGGTTGCTCCTAATTTCTCGGTCCGGGTGTCCAGCTTTTTGAACGCTTCCGTGTTCTGCTGCCCAGCGGCTACCATTTCTTCCTGCTGTGCCACATACGATTCAAACTTTGCATTCGCAGAGATCAGCTGCCGGGAAACGCTGTTCAGAACAGACTGATAGTTCCGGGCCGCGGTCTGTGCCGCTGTGGTAGAGCTTGATGCTCTCTGTGCGGCCTGAATGTATGCGCCAAAGGAAGAGGAAAACTGATCCTGAAGGACAAGCGTTTCCTGAATTTTAGCCATTTCGTCCCGCCTCCTTCATTCGCTGGCTCTCTTCTCTGCGCTTTTCCATGGAGCGCAAAGCAAATGCCCTGACCAGTGCCTTTTCACGCACCGGCAGGGCATCGTACTTGCCCGGGGGCCAGCCGAGGTTATCGAAGCAGTAGTATGCCACCAGCACGTCGATATCCCAGCTGCCCCCGGAGATCAGTTTTTTGCCTCTTCGTCCAGGCTCTTATCAAAGCCGGAGAGCTTGCTCACGGCATCGATCAGGCGGCTGAACTCCCCGGCCAGAAGCATCTTTCCGGGAACCTGAACCGGATCTTTGGTGCCGTAGCGCTCACACAGCTCCGCGCTACGGAAATCAGGGAAAACCGTAGCTTCCACGATGGTGCGGGCACTCAGCTCGTTGGCATCAATGGAATCCTGCCACTGGCCGTCCACCTTTTTCTGCCGGGTGGATGCCTTGATGATGGCGGCGTTCTCCTCCTGGGTCAGGGAGCGGATCTTGAACGGGGTCGGTTTGCCGTCCTCGCCCAGAAAACGCTTGGAGATGATGATTTCCTTTTCCTCGCGGGTCACAGCGGGATGCAGAAATGCAGAAAGTGCGCTCATAAAAAATACCTCCTAAAATCAGTTGCTGCCCAGGTTGGTGGGATCGTTGAACGCTTCCAGACGCTTGACGCTGGTATAGCTGAAATTGAAATCGTAGTTCAGCATGGCCTCCTCGTCGTCCAGAATGGACAGCGGGATATCACCGGTCAGCACGCAGCCATAGTAGCCCATTACCTGCGCGCCCACGCTGGACGTGGGGTCCTGGTTGGTGATGGTGATGTCAAACAGATCCTGCACGCCGTTCTCGATGTAGTTCAGCACCATATCTGTGAACAGGTTGGAGCCGTTGGAGCCGAAATAGACGTTGCCGGTGCCGGTCTGAGTGACACCGTTTGCCTTTTTCTGAACCTTTCGTGTTCCGATGGTCTTCATGTCCGAAGTCTGAATGCCCGCGATGGTTTTGATGTTCCGCATACCTGCGGCTTCCAGAATGCGGCCGTTCCGGGTGATGGTGATCTTGCCCTCCGCACCGTTCAGGGTGTCCTGAGCCATTAAATAACTCATCTTTGTTCCTCCTTACGCCACATCCAGAGTGATGTAGATTTTGTTGGTGCTGCCCACGGCCTCGATGGCCAGAGTGATGAGCACAGCATCCTTTGCTTCGCCCGCTTCCGCAATGACATCGGTCTCGCCGTCAAAGTTCTGGATGCCGCCGGATGCCTGGATCTGATCCAGATATTTGACGATGGCGCTCTTGTACTGGCGGCGGCCGTCTTCGGTGTTGTCCACAATGCCCACATAGCTCTGGGCGAATTGCTTGTACAGGTCGTTGGCAATGGTATTGCACAGCCGCATGGTGCGGTTGTAGCGGTACACCTCGCCGATCTCGCTGGTATAGGTGACCAGAGAGTTGATGTCGTATTCCACCCGGACGGTGCCGTCATCGGCGTTGAACACGAACTTGCCCGCATTGATGGCATCCACATACTGGTTGTGGGTCATCTTGGGGGAAACGTCCACCGCGTTGGGAACGGCGGCATTCGTCAGGTCGTTGGCGTAGGTCGCGCCGGAAAGCGCACCGCCGACCCACCAGACGGCTTCCTTCGGGGTCAGGGTGGTTCCATCGTTCATCACCAGACCGCTGCACACGTTGACGATAAAGCGGGTGTCAGGGTTGGTGGCATTGGCTTCCACCAGCTGAGAGAAGCGGCCAACTTCGGTGTTCACGCGCTTGATAAAGGTCTCCATCGCGGTCTTTACGGTGGCATCCTCGCCGTCGTACAGCATGGAATCGAAGTTGTAGGGCTCGATGTTCGTCAGGTAGGTGCTGTATGCGGCCGAGTTCACCTCGCCGTCCTTGCCGCCGGAAAGCTGGGTGCCGACATTTGCGGCCAGAGTGCCCGTGCCGCTGAAATCCACCCAGTCATTGCCGGTCAGGTCTGCAACGGTCTTGCCAGTCTGCTGATCCTTCACCACACCGTCAACGACCGTGGAGACCTGGAAGCTGCCCGCAGGTTCCGTCAGTGCAGTGACGATCACAACGATATCATTGCCTCGGGAGCCGGGGAATTTTGCGGTGGCCGTCAGCGGGGCGATAGCGCCGGTGGCCTTTGCGCTGTCCGCAGCGGCCGGGCGGTAAAGCAGCAGCTTGGTGGGTGCTGCGGTGCGGTTGGAGCCGCTGAAGATCATGGATGCAAAGCGATTGTGCGCGTCTGTGATGTCGTAACCGGTATAGGGGGTCAGGTCATCTCCGGCGGCGATCTCCATCACCTTGCCAACGGGACCCCAGCTCATGGGTTCGCAGATCGTGACCTTGCCGCGGTCGCCAACGGTCAGATTCTGCTGGTTCTTGGAGCGAAATTTAAAGTAAATGCCGGGCCGCACTTTGTTCTGTACAGTCCAGGTTCCGCCTGCTGCCATAGGGTGTCACTCCTTCCAAAATTCTTTCACAGCGGCCTCAGCCTCTGCGAGGGTGTAAAACGGTTTGTGTAAAACAACAGCCAGAAAATCCGGCTGATACCCCGCAAAACGCGGGTCTTTCAGCAGCACTTCCCGGCTGTATTGGGTATTATCCTGTTTCATTGGTCTACCTTCTGGTTTACGGTCTGGGTCTGCATCTTCACAGCGTCCACGGGCTTTTCCACAAAGACACGCAGCTCAAACTTGTAATGCAGACCGTCATCGTCAATATCCGTGCTGCGCTCGTAGGTGTGCAGGAGCTTTTCCGCTTCTGTTCCATCGGAATAAGGGAATGTTTCCATGCAGAAATCGAGCGCTTCAGCGGCTTTGTTGTACTGCTGGCGCAGGTTTGTGAGGTTGTAGTCCAGCAGATAGGTCAGGTCGAGCCGGACGGTGCGCAGCCAGCGCCCGCCGGGGTAAGGCTTGATATCACTGCCCCGCTGCTGGATAAACATGCAGGGCGGCTCTACGCCTTGCTGTGCAGGGTCTTCCAACATCTGCACACCGGGCAGGAAGGGAGCCAGATACTCCGCCAGAGACCGGGCCAGCGTTGTGATGGTAAAATTCATTTCAGCATCTCTCCCAGCTTGTTCACGGCTTTTTCCGACTCTACCTTCACGGTGTGCTTGTATGCCTCAATCCCTGCATCGGACATGTGCAGACCTTCAACATAGGTCGTTTTCGTACCCACCATCATGCCGACTTCGCCCCGGAGGCCCGGGTCGTATTCCAGCATTCCGGTATATTGGTCTGCGTGCAGACCCGGCACAAAGTGCTTGTCCATCCGGTGGCCGTCGTTGACGTAGGAGGCATAATTTGCATTATTACTCAGGTTCGTCACAAGTTCCCCGCCCAGAAGTCCATAAGGCTCTGTTCGGCTGTCAGTCGCCCAGCGCTGCTTCAGCTCGCCGGTGCGGGTGTTGGTTCCGCTCAGGCTGTCCGCTGTGGGCGGGGTCTTATCCTGCGCCGCTTCCACGGCCCGGAGGGTGGCATTGCGGGCAACATCTGCGAGCATTTCGGGCAAAGCGGCCTGCGCCGCTTCCAGCTTCTTGATGTACTCCTGCAGGTTCATTTCACACGCTCCTGACTGAGAAGCGTGATCTCCTGGTGGGCCAGCCCGGGCAGCACCGCCCCGAAGGGCTCATAGTACAGGTCAGGATCCCCGGCAAAATACCGGGTCTCCTGCAGCGCGTATCCCAGCCGCGCCCCTCTGTGGATCACTAGCTCATCACCGGGCTTGATATCCACATTGATATCGCAGGCCAGCTTGTCCGTTTTCTGGACATTGGCTGCTGTCTGGGTCATCGTCGGGGCCTTGTCCTGGCTGCGGTACACCCGGCACGGAACACCAGAGCAGACGACCTTCCGTTCCTTGCGGGTCAGATTTCCGTCCTTCACGGTTTCCGTGCGCCTGATCTCCATCAGGTCGGTATACCAGTCACTCCAGTTCATGGGTGCACCTCACATTACAAAAGTTCCGGCCGCACCGATAAAGCGGGCACGGTTTGCCAGCATCTGACCGTAGGTGGTGGCGTTCAGGTCGCCCCAGTCCTCTGTTCCTGCGGTCAGGGCGCTGGTGTCGTAGGTCACGGAGCTGTCGCCCAGCGTGGCAGACTTCACCACACCCACCAGAGCGCCGGACGTTGCCGCCTGCGCCGGGGTGGCGGTGCTCTCTGCATAGGTGCGCAGCTGCAAAGTGACGTAGTGGGCCACATAAAGCCCCACGGCATAATGCCAGCTATCCAGCCATTTATCAGGCTGAATGCTGACGTTTGCCATTTTCACGATCTCTTCCAGCATCACGTCCGGCAGGTGGCAGTTGCCGTCCGCGTCACAGAACTGCGGGTATTCCGCCTTGAACTGCTCTGCGGTGTAATTACCCACGCTCTGCCCCAGATTTGCGGCCTGCGCAAGAATGCCCTGAAACTGCGGTTTCATCGTCCAGCACATGGGCAACCTCCTCAGTCTTTCTGCGGTTCGGCAGGCTTGTCCCAGTCCGCAGTCTTTTTCTTGCGGACGGGCTTGTCTGCGGCATCCTGTACGGCCTTGTCACTGTGGTTCGTGGGCACGATGTCACCATCGGCCACCAGCGCCTTGAAATAGGCCGTCTCTGCCGCCCATCCCGGAACTTCGACCAGCTGCTCCCGGTGGAGCGGGAAGGTCTGAGAGCCGTCTGCGCTGGGCAGGATGATGTTTGCTTTGGAAAGTACGAAAGCCATTTCTGCCACCTCCTGATCAGATGCCGTCCACGTACAGCATGGAGGTCTGGTACATGAGCTGCACCTCGGATGCGTTTGCCATATAGGCGGTGTCGTAGCAGACATTGGTGACGTTGGGGGCGCTCATCACGCGGGACAGGGGCACCAGCTCGTCCGCCTTGACAAAGCGGCGGTTGTTGACGTACACCACCATGCGGTCGCCGTCGGAAGTACCAGCGCCCTTGACCCAGCGGGTGGGAACGATCTCCAGATCCACGCCGTGGTTTGCGGCCACGTTGTGCTTCTTCAGGAAGTCGTAGATGGTCTCAGTGCCCAGGTCACTCACCATGGTGGTGGTGATGTAGCTGTACTGTTCGTAGGGGATCAGGATGTGGTTGGGAATGCCTGCCTCGTCGTACTCGTTGGCAGCCCACACGGCAGTGATGGCATTGTTGATGTCCGTCAGGATCTGCTTGGGGGTCTTGTCGGCCCACTTGGCAGAGGAGCCGGTGCCGGAAGTTGCGGCAGTGGTCTTGGTGACATCGGGATTGTTGACCAGGCCGGTGGTAGCGTACTCGTCGAAACCCACGTAGGTGTTCTGATCCATGTGCTTGTCATAAGCCAGCCGGATGCCGTCCTGCAGCATCTGGTCAAGGCTGCGGCCAATGAAGTTTGCGCGCTGCATATCCACGAACATCACGCGCAGAGCGGCGGCAAAGACGTGGGCTTTGAATGCACCCTTGCTCACGCTGGCCTGCACCACAGGGATGCCGTTGGAACCGCCGCCGTTGACGGCAGAAGCGCCGGAGCCGCCTGCCATACCGTAGGCTACGGACATGGCGGAGACGTAATCCACCCAGCCGCCGCCTACCTCGATGGGGATATCACGGGGATAGGTGACGCTGGTGAGGGGCTTGCGGATCAGCGGGTCACGCTTTTCCAGCTCGCTGGTGAGGAACGCATTGCCGCTCTGGATGGCAGCCGCGTCCATGGTGGGAGTGCCGCCGGGCAGCGCAGCACCGGCATTGTTTACGGTGAAAGTACCGGCATTGGTGGTGCCGACGTTCTGGAAGTTTGCCATAGTCTAAGCCCTCCTATCAGGCGTTTGCACGGGTGAGGATGACCAGCTCGGCCACGCCGTTGGCATCAGCCGCGCCGCCCCACTGGCAGTTGGTGAGTTTGACGGAGTTTCCGGCGGTCTCGCCGTCCGCTTCCGCCTCAAAGCCGCCGACCAGTGCGGTGGCATAGTCAGCGGTCTTGGCAATGCGGACGTAAACGTCACCGCCCAGAGCCGGGGTGCCGCGCTGGCACAGCACGTTGATGCTGCCGCGCTGGAACACGCTGCAGGCCTCGCCGGGGGCGTATTTGCCGCCGTTCTGGTCAGGATAAACCAGGGCGCTCTTGACTTCGCTGCCCGCAATGCCTGCGAACTGTGCAGCGGTAGTGCCTGCGCCGCCCATCACGATGACCTTGCCGCTGTCATACTTCAGGGCAGTGCCAAAAGGAATGCTTTCGGTGCCGCCAACGGGGCGGGTGTTGACGATCATATCCGGCTGACGGGCATAAGTGCCAGCAAAGCCGTGGGGCATGGTCTTGCCGATAATCTGAGTGTTCAGGGACATAATTTAGCCCTCCTTCTTCATGTGGGGATTGCGGTCGTTGTAAGCGGACTGGGAAGCCTGGCACAACTGCTCATACCGGTTCTTACCGGATGCGCTGGCGGCAGCGGCGGCGCTGTCCTGCGCAGCCTTTGCGATGGCATCCACAGAGCTGGTGCCCTTGACCTGCTCGATCAGGGTCTTGGACAGAGCATCACGGGTGGCCTTGTCCTGAATGCCGTTGATGATGGGGCGCATGGCTTTCAGCAGAGCCAGACCGCTGTCATTGGCGGCAGGCTTTGCGCACTCGTCATCAGCGGAAACGGTTGTGGAACCGCTTTCGTCCTCATCCTCGTCCTTCTTGTCAGGCTTTTCGCCGGACATTTCAGCGATCACCTTGTCCAGGTCTTCCGGCTCTTTGTCCTCTGCCTTCTTGGTGTTGGCAGCGATCAGCTGATCCAGCTTGCCGGAAAGGTTGTTCAGTGCGTCCAGAACCGCGGTGTTCTGGGTGTCAGTGGGATCTGTGTCTTTAGCGGGGCCTGCATCCTGCGCCGGAACGGCGGGTGCTGCATCCAGCGCTGCGGCAGCGGTCTCCACCATGCTGTCAAGCTCTTCGGGGTCCGCATTCTTTGCCGCCAGGCCGAACAGAGACAGCAAACTCTTGCTCTTGCTCATGTGTTTTACCTTACCTTTCTCCGCCGGAAGTTCGGCGGCACTGTCTTTTATTGCGACATCACGGCCAGCGCGCCCACGGGGCACGATGGCGATGTGATTTCCTCTGATATGGGTCTGCCGGTATCCTGCGCCGTCTGCCTCATACTGGCAGTAATAGCCGCATGACACATCCCGCATGGCCCCGTTCTTGACCTCGGAGATCAGTGTGGGGTCTTTCAGGTACAGGTCAGCCACCAGATAATCACCCACTCGGCGCACATTCTCTGCGTGGCCTTTGGAGTAGGCGGCCTGATTTTCCTGCACGATCATCTCCGAGGGGTGGGTGTTGGTGACATCTTTGCCCTCAAAACTGGCAATTGCAGCCGGGTCAAATACGTCCTCGGCGCTTCGTGTCACCTGAAGAACACGCTCAGGCATCCCGTCCAGCCCGATCTCCCGGGCCAGATAGTTCTGCGTGCCGGTACGGGCGATTTTGACATCGTGGCAAATCAAAAAGCCCTCCGGCGTTTCCGTCATGTGAGGGCTCAGTTTGCTTCCATAGTACGCAATCAATCGGCATCACCTCCGCTTCTGTATGCGTTCATCCATTTGTGATATTTTTCGTCATCTGCCAGCTTGTGCCGCTGGAAGGTTTCAAAGGTCTTGGGCACCTTGTCTCCCAGAGCCGTGCGGTAGTTTTCCCACTGGCGGTAATCCCGCAGCCACTTGGAGCGTCCCTGCTCCTTTTTGCGGTAGGCTTCGATCTGTGCCTTGGTGCGCGGGTCTCGGCTGTAGGGATTTGTTGTGGGGTCAGAAAAGTGCCTGATCCGTTCCAGCTCTTCCTCCGTCCGCCCGGCGGGTGTCCATGGACGAAGGGCGTGCAGGCAGTTCGGATGGATGTTCAGCCAGCTGTTGGTCAGGTCATCCGGCCCGGCGGGGTCTACTTTGCCGAACGCATCCGAAAGAGGAGGGAAGTGCGGGTCTTTACCGCTCTTGCTGTATACCCGGCCCTCATACGGAGCGCAGAGGGCACAGGTTGTGCCGTGGGAGCTGATCTGATACAAGTCCTGCCCCTCGTCCTGCGTCACCACAGACAGGATTTCGGCCTGCCGAGACGTGGTGCGGGAGACCATCGTTGCATAGGTGTGCAGGCTCCAATTCCGTCCCGACTTGTCTGTGAACGCCGTCACGCCCTCCCGGCGCAGAGCATCCACAAAGGCGGGAACGCTCTGGTTCACGCCCCTTCCCACAGCCTGCTGTGCCGCCACCTGCTCCAAACCGATACGCCGGTAAACGTCTGGCTCAGTCCGGCCCAGAAGGGCGCTTTGCAAAGTGGAAAGCACCGTCATGTTCCCGTCCACCAGCTGGCCCATGAGGTTCATCGTGAGCTTCTGCACGATATCCGTCTGGGTGCTGGTAAGGCTCTGGGCGTTGGTGTAGCCGCGCAGGTGCTTTTCCGCGGTCTCGCCGGGAATCGCCCGGGCCTCCGGGTGATGGACGTAAAACTGCGCCTCGACCATGCGGGGCACATACTCCCATTCATCCGTTTCCAGCTTTCGGAGAATCTCCTGCACCCGTTCCAGCGCGGCCACGGCGTGATAGTCCACAAGCCCCCGGCTGCGCAGGCGGCCGATTTCGTTGATGATATCGGTCTCAGCCTTGAGATAAAGCCGGATCAGGCGTTGCAGCTCCCGCTCAGGGGATGCACGTGCAAGGGTAGGCATGTATTATTCGCCCTCCTCGGTGTCTTCCTGCGTCTTTTCTGTCATCAGCCCCGCCAGCGGGTCGCGCAGGGCGGTCACGTCCTGGTAGTTCTGGCCCTGCTTTGCGGCGATCAGTTCGTCGGTCAGGGAGCCGAACAGGCCGGTCTCGTCCTCTAGCTTCTTGAGCTCACGCATTGCCACGTCTGCATCCAGAAGCCCTGCCTGAAACGCCGCAATGATGACATCGGTCTTTTCCTTGGCGATCGTCGCCGTCTCGCTGGCGGTGGGGGTCCACAGCGGCGGGAACGTTACGTCAAGGTCGAGCTGCTCAATGCCTGCGCTGCGGGCTACCACCGGGAGCAGCTTGTCCAGGATGGGCCGCAGCTTGCTTTCCCGCAGTGTGTCCACATAGTCGTAATAGTTCTTCAGGTCGCTCTCACCGGTGGCGTTCATGCCCGCCGGGGAGCGGCCAAAAAGCTTGGTCATGGGGTAGTGGGACGCACCGCACAGGTTCAGGCACATACTCTCGTATACGTCCGAAAGGCCCGCGAAGCTGTACTGGGTATTGCTGATCTTGTTGCCCTGCTCCACCAGCTGCATCCCGAAATTGGAGCGCAGGACCTTCTGGGCCTGCATGGTGTTCCAGAAACGCCGCTGCACATCTGGGCTGGACATGGAGAGCAGCTGCTCCAACCCCTTTACCTCCATCGTGTTGACGTTCGCTTGGAAGGTCAGCGCAGCCATGTTGGCGCTTACGTTGTCGTGAGCCACCACGTCATTATAGAGCGCTTCCACTTCGGACTCGCCCCAGTAAAGCTCCGCCTGCCGTTCCAGATCGGGAAGCTCCCGGCCCACGAACCGCACAAGGCGGGAGTGATGGACACGGGCGGCAGTGTGCCCGGCGGCATCGTTGATGCTGTAATACTCCGGGACAAGCTCCCCGCCCTCAAAGGTCAGGCCTGCATCCGGGCTGATCCCCTGCCAGCGGTCGAGGATGTACAATCCCCTGAAACTGCCGGGGAGAATGGCCTCGGCATCCAGCGGGCGGGAAAGGTCCTCCTGCCCGTCAATGAGGATAAGCCCGGCGGCACCGCCATACAGGCGGCCCCATTTCAGGCCAGTGCTCACACGGTCCCGGAGCCGGGTGGAACGCTCCACAGTCTGGATTGCCTTTCCTTGCTCCGGTGTGGTGCTCTTGAGGTCGTACCACTCTCGCAGCATATCGTCCACGAGTAAGCCCACAACGTTCTGCACCACCCAGTTGCTACGGTACAGGCTGTTCAGCAGGGCGTAATTGTCCGTCATCCGGGTCAGCGGATATTCCGTTGCTTCCAGCGGGCTTTGGGAGCCGTACCCCAGCGAGAACAGCGGGTTGGAAAATGCGTCCAGCGTGGCCGTCATCGGTTTCTCTGTGCCCCCGGCGGGGCGGTTTTTGTTACGTCTGGACACGCTCAAACCTCCAATCAGGCAGTGAATTGATATAGTAGCGCAGGGCATCCGGTCCGTGGTCCTGCTGTTTGATGGGCTTTTCCACGCCCATGAGGGCGGCTTTATCGTCCCACCGGTATGTTCCGAGTTCATCCAGCAGCCCCTCGCAGTCGGTAGAGATCAGCAGATCGCGGTGGGAAAGGAGCGTGCTGCACTTGCGGATTCCGTTCAGTACGTCGTTGTTTCCTTCCATCACATAAACGCCACGCTGGCGCAGAGCTGTGATAAAGGACGCTGCCGCCGGGTCAACGATGGCGGCGCAGGGGTCTTTCCCCATAAACTCCATGAAGGCATCGGCATACTCTTCATCTGTTTTCTGCCTGTGCTCCTGGCGGCTGTCCCACCGGTACTCCCGATGCACCCGGACTTTCTCGCCGTCATCGTATACATCGAGGTAGACGGTCGGGTTGGTGGTTCCGTAGTCGCATGTGATGGTACGGGTGGAAAGGCTCTTGAATCCAACCGGTGCGTCCTGCGGTCGGTAGGTGTTGGCGGTGGTGTCCATCATATCGTAGATCAGGCCCTCGGCCATCACCCAGCGGCCCAGAATGTAGCGTTCATAGAACACGCCGCTGTACATGCTGCGGTAGCGCTCCCGGGTGCGCTCATCCAGTGACGGGTTATCGTCCATCAAGAAGTGAAGATGCAGCGCCCGATGTTTTTTGGCCTGTAAGATCCATTCCTTGCGAAACCAGTGCTCAGGGTTTTCCGGGTTGCAGTTAAACCAAAACTTGGCACCGGTGACAGAGCATCGGGCCAGCGCCTGCTCCACAAAGCTGCGGGGCATGAGCGCCACCTCGTCCAGAAGCACCCCGGCCAGCGTGATGCCCTGAATGAGCATGTAAGAACTTTCGTCCTTGCCGCCGAACAGGTACACCATGTTCACCTTGCTGCCGCGCTGCACCGTGAGAACGTGGCCGCTGCGGTTGTAAGTGATCTGGAACTGCTGCTGCAAGTACCGGACAGACAGAAGCGGCTGAACAATGTTTCGTTCCACCGCACCCACGCTCTTTCCGCAAAATGCAAAGGAGCAATGGTTGAATTCTGCCATCATCCAAAGCACGAAGGACAAGGACATGATGGAGGTCTTGCCGGAACGAACCGCACCGTCACAGATCAGGGCATCGTAGTCGCTTTCATACGGGAAGGTCAGGATCTGTTTTTGCTTTGGGGAGAAGCTCATTTCTTAAACTCCTCCTTCAAGCTCTTGGTGATGGGGTCATCCTCAACGGTCTGCATAGCTTCACTCTCAACCGGCTTGTCCTTCCATCCGAAGTTTACCTGTAAGCTGAACCGTGCGCCGTTTGTGCCGTCCCGATCGAACAGCCGTTCCTCGGCGTATTTCTCGCACCGTAGTTTCGCGCGCGTTATCGTGTCAGAAAACTCAGCTTTTCCTTGATAGTCAATCAAAGATTGCCGAGACTTAAAACCCAACGCCAAAGCTAGACCGGTGACAGTTTCTGGACGTTCGTCGATTTTTATCACGTTTCCGTATTTGTCCAAAACAGGCTTTCCGGTTTCGTCTTCTAGGACGCTCCCTTCACAGCTTTTGAAGAACTCTTCGATTTTTTTCTCAAGTTCTTCTTTGCTCTCAAAGACGGGCGGTCTGCCTATTCTTTTGTTTTTGCTGTAGGCCACCGCCACCACCTTCCTAAATTCTTTCAGTTTTCATGGCTGTTCAAATACTCTACAATAGCGCACTCCCTCGCGGACAGTTCCCATTTTATGGCCGCAGCCCTCTCAGCCGCAGCCCTCTCAGCCGCAGCACAATCAGACAGCAGCAATCCACCGCCAAAAATGCTTTTTCCCGTGGAACGTTGTGCATCCAGCGCATAAATCGGAATGCAGTCCTTTTTGTAAATTTTGAAATCCACGCCGTAATGGCTGTATCGTTGGAGCAATGCAGCCGTCACAATATGATCTGGGTATGTATACTTTGGCAGCTGTACCGTTTTGGTGCGGCGCAGGCGCTCCACCTCATCGTTTACCAGCTTTGTCAGATGGGGTTCGGTCTGCGCTACAATGCCCCCGCCGTAGCTGGTCACAAAACTCGTTTTGACGATTGCACCGTTTTCATATTCGATTTGACAGTCACAAATAATATGGTTCATCCGCATAGTATTTGTCCTTCCAGAAAACGCCGTCAAAGACGGAGCGAACAGGAAGAACGAAATTCCACGATCGAGATAGAATCCGCAAATTTTGGACAGGATTGAAAACGGTGGGTTGTCCAGAACAACAGCACCCTCCGGGTAGTCAAAATTTTCATAATCGCCGCCGGGGTAAAATGGGCGCACGATTTTGGCCGGGTCAATGCCGTACTCTTTGCAAGCCCAGTCCCGTATGACCGCGTACACACTGGGCGGTGTATAGCAATCGTCCGTGGTCTTTTTGGGCTTGAACTTTTCAACAAACTCCTCGTACAATTCGCCGAACGCCATGCGCTCACCTCCCAATAAAACAAAAAAGCCCGAAACTGCTCAAGCTAAATCTCAAGCTATTTCAAGCTAAAAATCACGGTAGCCGTCAGCCGGATTTGAACCGGCACCCACGGAATGGATGTGCGCAGTGGTTGGCTGTGCAGTGATGTTCCCGTGGTGTCACCAGCGTTGTCCCGCCTTAAATGGGCGGCGCTCTCCCAGTTAAGCTATGACGGCATATAAGCAGCAACGCCGTAATCTGTTTTTACCGGACAGTAAGACGTTGCCGCTGCATCTGGAACTTTAGCGGCCAGATGCTCCGCTGCTCTCTGTATGCCGTCCCCCGGTCATGCAAAGTCTGGCACTCCAGGCAGGGCTCGAACCTGCAACCTGCGGTTTTGGAGACCGCTGCTCTACCACTTGAGCTGCCGGAGTATAAAAAGCCGCCCTTGGAATCGAACCAGCCGTGCCTACACACACGCACCGCGCTCCACATTGCGCTCAGGCGGCCATATAGCAAATAAAAACAGCCCACGGTTCGCCGCCGGGGCTGCTTGAGTTGACGCACATCCTGCGGGGCATGCTGGCCCGCTCGGATTTCCGGTGCTGCTGTTCACGGGCGGAGGTTTCAGGGCGTGGGCAAGATTTCAGGAATCCCACACCCACCCGCACACCGGTGGTGAATCACTCCATGCGTCAGACATGCCGCGTTACAGACTTTGCGGCGTTCGGTGCGAAGCTGTGGAGTCGAACCACATCCCATCTCCCGGGTCGGTAGGGTGCCCCAACGCACACCTCGCATAGAAGCAGCCCGCAAAGCACGGTGTCAAAGCGAAAAAGCGTTAAGCGGCATGAACGAAAGGAGAATCCGTAAGGGGCCGCACTTTGGAAGCTGCTGAGAAGCGGCGCACCGCTTTGCGCGGTTCCGCTTGTAATCATTTTACCATACTTTGATTCACATGTGTTTCACAACAACTCAAATAAAGCGTAGAAATCAAAGCGCTTTCAATGGTCGTTTTGTACATCCTCCCAGATTTCTGCCAAAGCATCAAGCCCCTCGTGGATGTAGGTGGAGACCGAATTGTCTCTGGACAAGCCCACGTCCACCGCGATCTTCTTTTGGGGCTTCAGGTCGATATACCAGCCGCAGATGCACTTTGCTTGCTTTTCAGACCGAGCAGACCCGCTCAGGCAGTAGGCCCGCCGGGCAGCTTCGATGCGCAGTTCACAGAGATCAAGCTCCATCTGCTTGAGGTTCCGCTCTTCTGTGTCGATTCTCTCCACGGCAAAGCCCACCTTGTCACCGGCTCCACCGCCCATCGGCATCCCGCTCATGCTCTGGGTGCACTTTTCGGCAGTGTCCCGGATGCGCTGGATCTTCTGCTTCTGGGCCTCGACCTGTTCCGCCAGGTCTCTGCACTGCTGAAACCACGCCTTGACGGTACGGTAGTCCGGCAGTTCCGGCTCGTTGGTGTCAGGTGTCCATCTGTGAATCATTGGCATGCCTCCTGTAGTAATCCATATCGACAGCTTGCCCGCAGCAGCGGCAATATGCAACCGATTTGCTTTCGCTTACGTATTGGTTCGGCGCGTTGCATACCGGGCAGTTCCACCACCCGAAAGATGCATTGTCCGTGTTTGGCCACAGAATGCGTTGCTTCTCAAGTGCTGCTTCAATGTCTTTTTTACTCTGGGCAAAGTATGAAACATCGCCCGGCTCGATTTGGAATCGAACACAAATCTGTTTAAAATTACTGTCCCAGATTTCGATGCACAGTTCGGTCAGAATGCCCAAAAGAAAAATCATAATTCCGAACCCTCCAACATAGCAGAGCGTTGCACCGATAACAAGAAAAACTTGGTTCATGTTATTTCTCCATTTCTTCAATCCAGATTTCTGCTCTGGGGTTTTTCTTGTCGTAATCCACCCGGCTTCCATCGTGAGCGGCCACGATCTGGCTGTTATCGTCCGCCAGAACCTTGGCCTTCACCAAAATGTCAGTTGTAGCCTCTATGAGGTTTGCAAGGTCAACCTTGCGCCGGGTGGCCATGTAGTACACGCACCGCACATTCACGCGGGCTGTGATGGGGTTGTAAGGCCGCTTGATCTGCCACAGGCACTTTTCCTGATACTGCATGAATGCCTCGCTGGGGGCCACAATGCGGCGGTTTGCGTGGGCCTTGAGGATGCGGGCGGAGTTTTTCTTTGTGCGGGGGTCACCGTAAAGAGTCAGGTGCAATCGTCATCACCTCCCAGTAGCTCGTTTTCACTCAGCTTTGCTTCTGTTTCTTTTACAATTCTATCTGGTATGATATAATCACACGGAAGTTCGTTAGAAAGACCACAACTTTCATGGCTTCCGAGGTTGTGGATGCAATCCTTACACCCATTTTCAAATTTTGCATCGCAATATCTTTGCAGGACAAGGGCCGCTTCCACAGCTTCTTTATCTGTCGGGATATAAAGCACATTCAGCAAAAGATATCTCTCCCTTCCTGCATCCGTTGGAAGGTTTCCTCGTAGGAGTAGACCTTTGCCGGGACAAACTGCATTGTGTTTGCATCCGCCAGCATCACAACGTCCTCATGCTTCTCGATCAGCTGGCGAAGCTCTTTCATGTAGGCCACCAGCCCGCAGGCATCCGAATGCGAAACGCCGCGGCTCATCAGCTGCTTGATAAACTGTTTCTGTGTCATACAATCACCCCCATTAAATCGTCCATGCTCAACTGACCGCTGATGTTGTCATCTTCCATCCACCAGCGAAAAACGTCCATACCGGTCTGCCAGTCGCACGGCAAACCTTTTGCTTTCCTGACATCGAGCATTCGTTCGAACGCCGAGATGTACATTTTCTCGTAAGCAGGCCAGCGCATAAACTCACGCTGTCTGCCCCCCCTACCAGCCATAGGACAGCCGATGCAGCCAACGCGCTTCTGCCCTTCGCAATACAGTGGATTAACAGGCAAGTGCTCGCTGTGCGTGTAGTCCCACACATCATCGTCAGACCAGTCCACAATAGGATTGACAGTCATCTTTCCCTTGAGGTTGCAGGTCTCAAACAGTTGCCGTTTCTCGTCATTGTCACCCATGAGGATGATGCGCTTCTCTTTGTCCTTGTGCATCAGCTCCATCACGCCACGACTGTTTTTGCGCCGTGCAGATTCTGCCCACCGAACGCCTGTGGCAATAAACCGATTCTTCACCGTGTTTTCCTTTAGGACATCACAGCAATAGCGTACAAGTCTTGTCGGTGGCATCAGCTTTTGCGAAATCAGTGTCCACATGGACACAGGCTTGTCCTTGTAGCGTGGCATAACGATGGAACATTTGATTCCACGCTTTTCCATCGCCTTGAACTGCTCACGGATGAAATAGACCGTCTCCGGCGCATCTGCTGTGGTATGGCTGTTGACCACCTCAAAGTTGATTCCTGCGCGTTCAGCCAGCGCCACAAGCACCTGTGAATCCTTGCCGCCAGAGTATGTGACCATGAGCGGTTTCTTGTACCGATGCTCGGATAGACGTGCAGCGTCCTGCAACCGTGCAATTGCAAGCTGTTCCTTGTCCATTAGCTCCACCTTTCTCTCAGCTCTTTTTCGACCTGTTCTGACTTTGCAGTGATGTAATCTGCAAACTCGTCAGGGGTCATGTCCTGAACCGTCTTCATCCTTCGCTTCTCTCCCTTGATGGTTTCTGCGGGTACTGCCACTCCACCACATGGCGGATGGTGCCGCCATAGTCAGGGTTCAACCAGCCGTTGAACCCGTAGCAATCCTTCATGTAGACACCGACCTTGTAGCCTTCCTCTTCCGTGTACAAGAGAAGCTGTTCGCTCACGTCGCACTCAAGAGTGCCCTCGCATTTATTCTCGTCCACCTCGTGGTGCAGCGGCGGGATCTCGCTGGCCGGGTGCCAGTTCAGGCAAGGTTCTGCTTCCGGAAGCGCGTCAATAACCCTGTTTACGTCTTCCAATGTCTTGATGTAGCCCAGAGCGGCCTCCATAAAAAGATGCTGCTTCAAAGTTTCAGCATCAAGATATTTCCGCTTGCTCATTTGTCGCATCCTCCATTTTGCAACCGCACACCGGGCAGAAATTCCAGACCCACTTATCGAAGTCGCTTTGTGGAACCATACCGCCGCAGTTGCTACAGCGGATTGCCGGTTCCTCGTGCATATCGTCCGGACCATCACCATCAATCATTACGAAAAACAGTTCCTTGGGCTTCTCCCACTTTGCATGACCGCGCAGGTCATCTGGGTCGATGGTGGGTGCCTCACTCACCATATCTGCGCAACATTCAGCGGTGCTTTCGCACTCGTTTGTGGTTTCACGTCCAATATACCGGGCGTATTCTCGCATTTCTTTTTCAAGATGGGTTGCATCAATCAGGCGTTTCTCATCATAATTGCACTTCGGTCCACACATTGTCCGTTTCCCCCTTCTTGTACTCGTACTCATCTATCGGTAACGGCAAATCCTCAGCTTTTGTGCCCGCATTTTTCATCTTAGCTCCGCACCCGCCGCAAAAAGCATCCTTTCCTTTTGCTTTTTCCTCAGCGAGGTCTTTTTTCAAAATGTTTTCCAGCTCGCCAACATCAGCCAGCCGGACAATCTTCTTTTTTTCAGCCATGTGTCAAAATCTCCGTTCTCTTGACATGGATGTCCCGGTACTCCGGGTAGTGGTCGCCCGCCATCTGGCAGGCGTGAAATTCTGCGGCCTGCTGGCTGCTGGCGGTCAGGCGGTAGGTCAGGGCCGCGTCTCCTACCGGGCCGCTGCACAGCACAACAACGTGATATTTAGGCATTCTTTGCCTCTCCTTTCTTGCGCAAAGGCCTGCGATTTGCAGCGTTTTTGAGGAAATCGGGGGCTTTCGCTGCATCTTCTGGGGGGCGCGTGACCAGTTTGTCACGCCCCGCCCCGATGGGGTTCGTCTTGCGGTACTCTTCCATAGACGTGCAGCCCTGCCGGGCGGCTTCCGCCAGCGCCTTGCGGACATAGGCCCAGCTGTGGCCGCCCAGATCCTCGCACTTGCGGATGATCTCTGTCACAAGGTCAGCACCCAGGCGCTCAACGTAAACGGGCAGCTCTTTCCTGCCTGTTTCGCTCAGCTTTCCGATACGGCCCCGGAATTCTTCAAAAACAATGGTCGTCGTCAAGTCGTCTCGCGCATCCGCGCGCGTGTCGGAGTCTACGATAGTAGACGACGACTGTACTTTGTACTTTGTACTTTGACCTTTGTACTTTGGTGTGCATTTGGTTTCTGCCGGTTTCTCCGGAAAACCATTTGGTTTCTCTCGGTTTTCTGCAATAACCATTTGGTTTTTCTCGGTTTTCTTGGGTCTGCCGCCTTTACTGCCGGATTCTCTATGGGACAAAACGGAACGTTGATACGTTTTAATATTCTCGTCCATGAACGGTCGAAGTGCTTCAAAAGCCATCTGCTCCAGAGGTTCCAGTCCATCCGGTTCCTCTCCGTGCTCCACATATCGCCGCATCTTGGTGATGGTATTTTTGTACTGCTCAGGCGGAAGAATATCCAAAATCACAAATTTGTCGAATGGAATCATCAACGCTTTCGGCCTGATTTCATCGTCCACGGTGCACCTCCTTCCTTACACGCCCGTATAGCCAGATAGCACAGCTGGGAGGTCAGAACGGAAGATCTCCGTCGTCTGTAATCTCTGCGAAATCATCCACGGAACCTTGCGAGAAGTTCTGTGCCTCCTGCGGGGCGCTGTAAGAGGCTTTTGCTTCGGAAGTATAACTTTCCGTCTGCTGGTCGAAATCGTGCACAGCGGGCTTGTCTGCCGCCTTTGGGCCGCAAAAGCTGACGTTGTTTGCCAGAACCTCCACTTTCGTGCGGTTGCTGCCCTGCTTGTCCTGATACGAGCGGGTCTGGATGCTGCCGTCAATGGCGATCATGCTGCCCTTCTGGAAGTACTTGCAGATAAACTCTGCCGTCTGCCGCCAGGCAACGACATCGATGAAATCGGCCTTGCGCTCCTCGCCCTTCGGGGTGTATGTACGGTCAACCGCAATGCTGAAGCTGCACACGCTGGTGCCGTTCTGGGTGGTCTTCAGCTCCGGGGTATGGGTCAGGCGGCCCATCAATGCCACGATGTTAAGCATGCGTCAATCCTCCATCTTCCGCGCTATCACCAGCGCCGATCTCATAATCGATATTTGCGCCCATCAAGACCTCCGGGCATTCAGCGCGGGCAAAATAAGCAGCGGCGCGATATTTCAGCATCATTTCTGTCATGGAGGGCCAGAAACTTCCGTTTTTATCCCACCATCCGTTCTTTTTGGCCATTGCAACGGTCACCTTGGGGCCTTCTACCTTCTCGCCGGTCACTTTGTCGATGCCAACAAGGCGGCACCCCCATGTATCCTTTCCCTCTTCGCCTTCCATCCGGTAGTGCGTGCGTCCTGCGAACAGGCCGCTGTTATCGATCATGGCCTTGCAGCTCTTGCCACTCCACGAAGGATTGCCACGGATGACGTAAAGGTTCTGCATCACAAACGTCGGATCCATGCCCATTCGGGTGGCCATGTTGCAGGCGACCGCGCAGGCGGCAACGTTTCCCTTGTAGCTCTGGGGAACCATACCGTCAGGAAGCTGCGCATAGGCTTTTCCCATGCTGCACGCGAGCTTCCACGAATCCATAGCCGGGTTGACGGCCTGCACGGCAATCGAGGTTTCCTGCGGCGGAATCGGAGCGATCTGCTCAGCGGGGGTTTTAACGATTTCTTCAGGCATGATGGATGTCCTCCTCTACAAACTTTACTTCAATAACATTGGCAAAACGCATGATTGCGTCCAATTCGGATTTTGTGCAGTGGAAAACGATCTTACGGTCTCTTGCCTCCTCTTCCTGTGTGAACGATGCAAATTCACCGTCGTCAAACTCGTCCGGGTCGAACCTTCCGTTGATCTCATAGGCGATTGCAGGCTTTGCCAGCTTGATCCTGTAGGGGTTCTGGTAAACGCCTTTGTAATTGTCCGGCATTCCTCTGATCACTGCTTCATGGAGCATCTCTCGATACTCCATCATGTAACAAAAGTCTATGGAATCATAAGGTTCCGGCATGATTTGTTCCCCAGCGGCAGCGTGGATGATATCGACCAGACAAAGAAGCTTTCCGACGCGCCGGTAGATCGAATCAATCGTACTTCTCGTCACGGTATCCGGAAGCTGATTTGACCGAGCAAAATTCGTAAAAAGTGCAATCGCATGGTTCACATCACTTGTCAGCTCGTTCCCGGTACTGATAAGCCGGAACAGCACATTGTCTGTTCCAACATACTGGAAAATGCCCTCAGCCTTGTTGGAGAGCTCCTTCACGCGGGCTCTTCTGGATAAAATGCTCATTTGCGCCACCTCCCGTTTTTCCATGCCCGCCAGACCAGAAAGACCACAACCAGAACGTTGAATCCGATCCATAAGGTCAGCCCACGGGCAACCATCTTTGCCGCCGGGGTGGAAAGTGCTTCCACGGCCCGGAACAGCAGCTCTGTTTTACTCACTGTAAAATCTCCTTTCGTTCAAAAATACTTTGCTTTGCCTCTGCAAATCTTTGCATGTCTATGCCTTTGCCGTACATTGCACACACCGCACAGCCGTTGCAAATCGTATCAAAGTGCTTCTTCGCTATGCCTTTGCGCTGCATAGCAGAGCGGCGCGTATCTGCTCAACGCCCTTGCTTTTCTTTTCGACACCACGCACAGCCTTGCCTTCGCTTTTCGACACGAGGCCCTGCATTTCCTTTGCTTTGCTTATCGAGGCAAGTCTGATCCAAGCGATCTACGCCTATCTACGCCGTTGCGCTGCGCTTTCCAGCTGAGCCTTGCCTTTGCCCCGCGCTGCACTGCAGTGACTACCTGTGCCCCTGCTGAGCAAACTTGTCAGCACAATGCCGTTGCCGAGTTATGCGCACATATCCGCGCCTTTGCAAATCATATCATTGCCGTAGCAGATCAAATATCATCCATGCAATGCCGTTGCTCAGTCAATGATGTCAAAGGTGAAGCGGCCCTTGCCGCTGTTTCTCCACTGGCCAATGCCGCGCAGAACGCCGTAGTCCAGCCACTCCAGAACCGCATTCTCGAGCGATTCGTCCATGAGGAGAATTTCAAACTCGCAGGTGCTGCCTGCCGGGATCTCCTCGGAGTTGGCAAGGCTCACGCGCTCGCCCTGGGCCGTCTGGGCACGCAGGGGGCGCTGGCAGTCGCCGATCTTGCCGTTGACCTTGATGGGGATCATGCGGGGCTGCGGGAAGATCAGGCCGTCGATGACCTTCTTGTAGGCGGAGAGCTTGCCGCTCTCGTTGACGGCCCGCTTCTTGCCGGTCTCGGTCTTGCCGCCCACACGGGCCAGCATGCCGCAGGAATCCTTGAAGAATCCCTTGATCTGGTAGTCGTAGAGCACCGGCTCTCCGTTCTCGTTGCGGGGGAAGACGGTCATGCCCTTGTCTGCCACGGAATCCGCGCCCAGAGCGGCCACCTCATCCTCGATCGTGGCAGCATCCGGGCTCTTGCTGGCAATGAAATCCCGGGCGACGTTCTGGTTGGAGGGCCAAGTGCCCAGCACCGGCTCCAGGAAGGTGATCTTGACTTTCAGAATTTTGGTTTTCATGCTGATTTCTCCTATATCTTGTGGTTTGCGTAATTCAAAAAACGCATTATCTTGCGTACAGCAGGTTCCCAAGAGCGTCCCGCACCTGGATCATTTCGTAGTGCCGGATGTTCTCATCTGCCCAGTGCTGGGCCTTAACACTGGCGGGCTCCCCGGGGTATTCGTCCGGCGTGAGCGGGTCTGTGAACTGCCTGACATCGCAGCCCCGAGGGCTCTTGCGGTAGGCGTAAGCATATACAATCATGCTCATTCGCCCCTCCGGTTCTGCCGGTAGTCCGGCTCCTCGGTGCGGGCGTGGGTGCGGTCAACGCGGCCATAACGGCGGGCGTTCTGTTCACGATCCTGGGCGGAAAAGCCCAGCCGCAGGAACATCACCGCTGCCAGCACCAGGCACAGGGCCGTGGCAAACTGGCCGTCGGAGATGGCGCTGCCCGTCTGTGCACTGCCCTCGATGCCCATGCCGTACAGCAGACTTGCGGCACCGCTGGCAGCAGCCAGCCAGTACCAGATGCAGGATTTGATCTTCATATTTCCATTTCCTCCTTGTCGTTCTCATACGGGCGGACGATCTTGCATCCGCGCCGATGCATATAATCGATAAAACCGTCGATGTAGATTGTTGCCTGCCGCCGTTTGGTATCTTCCCGGGGGACTACCCAGCCGTCATACTCGCCGTGTGCAACATTATTCCAGAACTTGCTCGGGCTCATCGGAACGAGGTTCGCCCGGAACATCTCGCAGCACTCAGCAACGCCTTTCATTGTGATCCTTTCCATGCGGAGCCTCCGTTACTCTGATTCAACAACCAGTCCATCTTTGAGCATATACCATGTATCTGCTTTGATTGAGATTCCATTCACAAGTTTTAGGTCTGCGCAAAGTAAATTCCCGTCATCGTCGTACTCGGTCAGCACCAAATAGCACCCAACGGAGCCCTTGACTTTGCTTTTGTACCCATTTGCGACAGCAATGCTGTTATTTCCCTCTGCTTTTGCTCTGCAATAAGGACCAGTTGCTGCCGCCGTGCTGTAATCGCCGCTGGTGCCTGCCGTGCTGGAATCGCCGCTGGTGCCTGCCGTGCTGGAATTGCCGCTGGTGCCTGCCGTGCTGGAATAGCCGCTGGTGCCTGCCGTGCTGGAATTGCCGCTGGTGCCTGCCGTGCTGGAATAGCCGCTGGTGCCTGCCGTGCTGGAATTGCCGCTGGTGCCTGCCGTGCTGGAATAG